CGCGGCAAGCTGCCTGTGGCCACCGCAGCCCTGTTCCTGGGCATCTCGGTACGCAAGACCGTCGGCGTGAGCTCCAGCTACATCACCGGCGATGCCTCGAACCCAACCAACGGCAACGCCGTCGGCGGCTACCGTCTGGGCGAGGAAGTCAGCCTGGTCAGTCACGGCCGCATCTGGGTCAAGACCGTTGATGGCGCCACCGTCGGCGCCCAGGTCTATGCCAAGCCCACCACCGGCGAGCTGACCAATGCGTCCACCGCTGGCAACCACGTCCTCGATGGCTGCACCTTCCTGACCGCTGCGGCGGCCGGTGAGCTTGCCCTGGTGCAAGTGAAGGCCATCAAACAAACCACCATTGCCGCTTAAGGAGCGACCTATGAGAACAATGGACGCTGCGGCCCAGGCGCAACTGGGCTTCCTGGTCGGCAACCTGACCCACATCGAGCAGGAGGTTCTGCGACAGCCGTACCCGGAGATCAAGTATACCCGCGTTCTGGCCGTGGATACCTCCGCCCCGGACTACATCGAGTCCATTGGCTTCAAGGTGCTGGACTACAAGGGTGAGCCGGCCCCCATTGGCGACCTGTCGCACGACTTCCCGCTGGCCGAAATCGCCTCGAAGATCGGCGGTGTCGACGTTGTGCAGGCAGGCCTGGGCTACACCTACACCCAGATCGAAGTCGGCAAGGCCATGGAAATGGCCAATGCCCAAGGCTTCGGCGGTGCGATCAACTACCTCGCCGAGAAGCCAATCGCGACCCGCACCCTGACCGAGCAGTGGCTTGACCGCGTGGCATTCATCGGTGATGCGCGCTGGCCTTCGCTGGCCACCGGCGGCCTGATCAAGTACCCGGGCGTTCCCGTGCTCGCCACTGGCACGCTGCTGGGCGGTGCGAACAAAACCTTCGCCCAGATCCTAGCGCAGGACCCTGACACCGCCGCGAGCGAAATGCTGACCCTGCTGAACAACCTGATCCTTCAGGTTTACCAGGTGCAGACCAACAGCATCTTCCGTCCGACGCACATCCTGCTGCCGCTCAAGCAGTACGGCCAGCTGACCACCTTCCGCATTCCGAATACCTCGGAAACGTTGGTGAGCTACCTGGAGCGCGTGCTGAACATCACGTTCGAGCCGATCCTGCAGCTGGCCGGCGCCGGTGCTGGCGGCACTGACCGGATGATGGCGTACACCAAGAACGCCCAGTTCGCGAAGTTCCACCTGCCGATGCCGTTCCAGCTGAACGCGCCGATCCCGTCTCACGGCGGCCTGCGATTCGAAGCTGCTGGCGTCGTCCGCACTGCCGGTACCGAACTGCGGGTTCCGCTGAGCCACGCCTACGTCGACGGCATCTAAGGGGGTCACCATGTCTTCGAAGAAGATTTACACCAACGTCAGCGCCAACCCTGTCGTCCTCTCGGACGGCAGCTCGGTGCAGCCAGGCGGCCAAACCACCGATGAGCAGTTCGAGCTGGCCAAGGGTTCGCTCTGGGCTGAGCACGGCCTGCTGGTGCCCGGCGCGCCCGAGCAGCCCGACGACGCCAATGGCGATCTGCAGGCGCTGAGCGAGGAGAACGCCCAGCTCAAGTATGACCTCTTCGCCGCCCAGGCCAAGCTGTCCGATCTGGAAGCCGCCACCAAGGGACACCCGGAGCAGGTCAAGGCCCTGGAAGATCGCCTCACCCAGGAGTCGGCCCGTGCCAGCAAGCTGGAAAGCGAGCTGAAAGACGCCCAGGCCAAGCTGTCCGCAAAGAAGTAACCCAGTGTCACGGCCCCTTCACCGGGGCCCATGGCTGGAGACCCTGATGGCTTCCATCACGAATATCAGCTCGCACCGCATCGACCTGGCCGACCTCTCGTTGGCGCCTGGCGAAGCGATCGATCACTTCGACGACCGAGAGGCCGAGCGCCTGAAGTCGACGAACTACTACCGGGCCGGCTGGATCAAGGTTGGCCCATCGCCCGAGCCCGAGCCGTAGATCGATCAGGAGTAGTGCAATGGCCATTTCGACCATCACGGTGAACGTCACGGCTAAACCGCGCTGGTGGTTCATGCCTGCTCTCTACGCCATCAACTGCGTGAACCTTGGCGCAATCCTCAAGGGTTACAGGCCTTGGGTGCCAATGTGGATGGTTCGGCTCGGAATTCAGATCAAGATCAGCAGGCTTATCCATGGCTGACCTCATTTACCCAGTCACTCCCGAGATGGTCGCTGAATTCCGCGAGTTCTACGAAGAGTTCGCCGACCCGGCCAAGTGGTCGGACGCCAAGATCACCAAGGCGCTGAACATCGCCAAGGGCGAATTCGGCACCTGCGGCAACTGGGGCCTGTATGGCCCCTATTCGTTCCTGCAGCGCGGATGGTTCGCCCTGGCGGCCCACTACCTGACGTGGAATGCGGCGACAACCGCTGCGACTGGTGCCGACGGCAGCGCCACTACGCCCTACGCAGTGGCCAGCAAGAGCGTTCGGGATGAGTCCGTGTCCTACGCCGTCCCAGGCGCGAACTCATCGCTGACGGCCTGGGAGGCGGCGCTTGCGCTCACCCCGTACGGGCTTGAGTATCTACACCTGCGGCAGCGGGCCGGCATGGGGGCCATCTGTGTATGATCCGGCCAACCGTCAGCCTCATCGGCCGCCAGCAGGTCGAGCAGGCCATGAAGGATTTGGCCAAGCGCTTGGAGCGCGAGCAGCGCGTGCTGGTCGGTGTGCCCAAAGGCGCCGGCGAGTACGAGGATGGCGTCAACTACGCCACCATCATGGCCGTGAACAACTTCGGATCGGCGGACGGTCACATCCCGGCCCGCCCAGTGCTGCAGCCTGCCGTTGAAGAAGGCGCCCCGGTCTACCGCCGGCTTGCCGAGATCATGCTGCCGAAGGTCCTCTCCGGCGACATGGAGATGCGCGTCCTGCTCGAGCAGATGGGCAGTCTGGCCGAGGGTCACGTCAAACAGTACATGACGGACCTGCGCATACCTCCGAACGCCCAGTCGACCATCGACAAGAAGGGTTCAGACAACCCACTGATCGACACCGGCGCTCTACGCCAGTCGATCCGCTACGTCATCGACGACAGCAACGATCCTCTTGAGGAGGGCATCTGATGGGCCTGAACATGCGCGGCCACGTCAGCGGCCCATTTGTGTCGCATCGTGGCGTGCAGCGAATGCGGTTCAGCAGCGAGATCATCGATCACGAGCCGAAGCTTACCCAGAGGCTGCTCGACACATTCGACGCCAACGTCCAGCCGGCCAGCGACAAGGAAATCGAATTCCTCCAGATCGGCGCCGAGCGGATCAACGACATTCGAGTCATCCACCGCAATGATGGCAAGGGAATCGAAGTTTCGACGCCGGGCAACCTGGCCGACATTTTGGTGTTCGCCGAGACGCCCGACCAGCCCGCCACCTGGTGGAAGGCCATGGCCACCGATTACCGGCCCTGGCACAACTTCTGCCGCGCTGTGATCGCCAAGCTTGACCCGGCCGAGACCGAGAAGCTGCAGGGGTACGCCAATGGTTGACACCGTCGCCCTCACGAAGGTGGTGTGCTCAGTTGTGGTTGCCGCCACCGGCCTGCCAGCCGATAAGGTGATCGTCGGCGACCCTGGCACTGCAGCTCCCGCCGGCACCTACGCCGCCGTGCGCATCGACAGTCCTGCCCAGTTCGGCCAGGCGCTGAAGACGCAGCGCAACGTGCCCGCCACCGATGACCCGCGCTTCGAGGACATCCTCGAGCGAGTGGCAACCCAGTTCACCATCGGGTTCAGCATCAACATCTACCGTGCCGGTGCTATGGGCTTGGCCATGTCCCTATGCGAGGCGAACAAGCGCGAGCCGATCAAGACCATTCTGCGCCGCGCCAAGCTGGGCTGGTCCCGCGTATCACCCATCAACAACCTGACAGGCCTCTACCAGGCAGCAATGGAAGAGCGCTCGCAGACCACCCTGTACCTCTACGGCGAATCCGTGGCTGAAGACCGCATCCAGCGGATCTACCGCGTCGGCTTCGAGGTTCAAACCGAACAATCTGGCGCCATCGCGCAAGGGGAAGTAAATGCCTTATCCGGCTGAGAACATCATCAACATCGTCACGAACATCCGTGCGGCCGGCCTGGGCACTGCCAACTTTGGCGCTGGCATGGTCTTCGCGGACTTCGACTCGTCCACAGACGCTACCTTTTCCGAGGGCTCGTACCGAGACTACGGCGGGGCCTCGGCGGTCGCGGCAGATTTCAGTATCGCCTCCGACCCCTACCTCGCTGCGCTGGCCTGGTTCTCGGCGGTTCCGAAGCCTCGCAGCCTGCGCATCTACCTGCGGCAGGAGGACGACACCCCGGTCGAGTCGCTCAATGACGCCATCAACAAGCGCATCTGGTTCTACTGGTTCGAGTTCGAGACCACCATCCGCGCCAACGACGCTGATGTTCTGGCCCTTATCGCTGCTGGTGACGCCGCGGGCAAGTTCTTTGCTGGCACCACCAACCAATCCTCGGTGCGCGACCCTAGCCTGGCCACTGACATCGCCAGCAAGGCCAAGCTGCAGGGCTCCCGCCGGGCGTTCCTGCTCAGCCACACCACCGCCCCGTATGCCGGTTTCGAGCTGGGAGCCGTGTTCAGCCGGGTCAACTTCAACGCCGCGAACTCGACCATCACCGGCGAGTTCAAGAAGCTGCCCGGCATCGTTGCCGAAGACCTGACCAACACCGCCTACAGCGCGATGAAGGAGAAAGGCGCGCCGTTCTACACGGTCGTCGAAACCGGTGGCCAAGTGGATGCCGGCCGGGTGATCAACTCCAAGTCGACCTCCAGCTACGGCGAGTTCATCGACGACGTGTTCAACCTGGATGGCTTCGTCAACACGCTGAC